ACTTCCCATCTGATCTTTTTCCTATTACTCTAATATTAGAGTATCCACTACTATGTTTGCCTTTCTTAGACAATAATATATATTGGTAGATTTTAGGGTATTCTAGTAAATCTAAATCTTTAGTATTTAGTATCTCTCCAGTAAACTCAGGCTCGAACTTTTTAATGTCTTTAGTATCTTCTTTGCTAAGTTTCATTAGTCACCTTCTTCCTTCCAGACCATCACCTTCTTCCTTCCAGACCATAGCATCTCCCCAATTCTCTCCTACTTTTGCCTCTACAATAAACTTCATCCTATGGTCAACTAATTCTTCAGAATACTTTTCCATTATCTTCTTTAAGTCTGGGATTACTGAAGTATCCTGGATATCAAAGATAATAGAGTCATGGATAGGCCACAAAGGCATTGCCCCTGTTTCATATCTCATATTATAGAGCTTTATCATACATAGAAGGTTAATGTCTGAAGCCATGGACTGGACTGGAAAGTTAAATCCCTGTCTTTCGTACTCTCTTACATTTTCTCTAGTTATTAGCCCAAATCTTCTATACCGTCCAAAGTAGCTAACCAGATAACCTTTTTCTCTTAATTCTTTCTTTATTCTAGTTTGGTATATATGTAAGCCTGGAAAGAAACTATTTACTAGTTCTACCAGATCTAAGGCTTCTTGTCTAGTAAGTTTTAGAGCATATTGAATAGAGTCTACGCTTCGTCCATAGAATGTTCCAAATACTACAGTTTTAATACTACCTCTTTTCTCAGCTGCTCTATCTGCTCCGAAAGCGAAAGTTGCACACTCTCTATGAGGATCTCTGGTAGGATCTAGTAGTATTTGTCTCATCACTTCATCTTCAGTTACAAGAGCACCACACCTCATTTCCATCTGTCCCTGGTCTAAAGCTGCCAGTAGGTGTCCCTTATCTGGAAGGTATAGGTTCATTATACCTCCCTTTTTTACTACATTCATTACTGAGGGATCTTCAGTAGAGATTCTTCCAGTAACAGAAGAGAACAACTTAGTGAAAGGATGAATTCTGATGTCTAGATCTATAAATTTAGCAAGACTTTCCACATAGGTATTTTTCATCTTACTAAGAGATCTACATTCTAGGATCTTCTCAACTATTGGATTAGGTAAAAAAGCGGATATAGCTTTCTTTCCAGAGGATCTTCCATACTTTCTATTGATAGGAAATCCCAATTTATCATATAGTAACTCACTTACTTCTTTAGGAGAAGTAGGACTTACTGGTTCTCCTACAAGGTCATTTAGCTCGTCCAAACCTTTAGATAGTTCATCCTCTAGCTTTGAGTCCAAACTCATTAGAAGTCTAGGATTTATTCTAAGTCCTCTGTGTCTAAGGTCATTAAACATATTAGCAGAAGGCATAAGGATATTATTGAAGCACCAGTTAGTAACTACTTCTCCTTCTAGTCTCTCAGATATCTGGTTAGTATACACTCCATCATGGGCTGCATACTCAAATAGTTTACTATTAGGAATCTTGTCATAGGAGTCTTTCTTTTTGGTAGTATACAGTCTAATATCATCTTCCCAGTCAGGTGCTCCTAGAAACTTGTGGGAAATCTTCTTTAAAGAGTGGGCAAACTCTCTTTCATCAGTAGTATAAGAAGCTAGCATAGAGTCAAAGGCTATTTTAATGCTAATGCCAATTTGGAGTAAGAATCCACAATCGAATTGTCCATTATGAGTTCTCCAGTAAGGAAAGTTTTCCAATACTGGTTTTAGTCTAGGATGGAATAGAAGGTTTTCATACTCTATTTCATCCCCAGTCCATTGGTTCCAGTAAGGATTATCTTTTGCACAGTGAAATCCAGGAATAATATAAGAAGTTTTGGTATCTAGAGATACTACTATACACCTAATTTTATCTGGGTCATGTCCATAAGGATAAAATCCATTTGTAGTAGTTTCTAAATCAATAGCTCCTACTGTACCTTTCTCAATAGTATCTAAAATCTCATCTATATTTTCTGAGGTTGCTACTATCCATTTAGGAGCAACAGCACTTTGGTAAGAGCCTTCTAACCATCTTAGTCCAGATTGTAGTTGTTCTACAAAGTCGTAAAATACTTCAGTATTCCTCCAAACAAAGGCAGGATGAATTGTAGACACTGCAGGAGCAATCTTGTGAACAGTAAAGTCAGTAGGAAATACTCTTCCTGCAGTTCTAATAATAGAATAATTGCCTATTAGTTGTTCCATAGGCATAGCTCCCATAGCAACTATCAGTTCAGGCTTCTTAGACTTTATCTCATCTACAAATCTAGAACTACAGCATTTAACTGCCAAAGCTCTATCTCTATCAGATAAACTATCCGGAATCTGACAAAGAAGACAGTTACAAAGATAAACTTCTCTATATCCTAACTTTACTAAAAGACTTTTTAAGATCTTTCCAGAGATTCCTACAAGCACCCTTCCTTGAGCTACTTCATCATTAGCAGGGGCCATTCCAGCCATAACTATTCTATAAGAATCTCTTTGCTCTTTTACCTGATGAACCAACTTTAGTAATAGCTCAGGATTGGCAGAGTCTCTCTGTTCAGAAGTAGTTTCTTCTATCCAAATACCCTCTCCACAAACTTGAGGACTTCCCTTTAAGGGACATTCACCGCAATTAGGTTCAGTCATTATCTATTCCGTCCCCAGTAGCAATACAAACAATTGTATCTGCAGGTAGTCTCTTTAGGTAGCAAGTCATACTTTGGAGTATTACAGAAGCAAGACCATCTCTTTGGACTTCCTAAGGGTAAGTCTAAGCCTAGACTCTTCCATTCCTCTCTATTGGCACAACCTACTTTGGTCATTCCAGGAATCTCAATATCTTCTGCACAGGCTTCCAGAGACATTCCATACTTTCCAACTACTAGTTCTGCTAGAGTCTTAAGTAAGTTATACTTATCTAAAAAGTCTGGCTGAAATCCTGTACCCGCAAGAGGAATACTGTATGTCTTAAACTTCTTTCTTACGAAGGGATAGTAGTCGATAACCGAGGTTCTTACTCTAGTAATACCTAGTTCGAAAGCATGCCCTACTATAGTGTCTATAACTGAGAAATCTACTGTTACTTCAGGAATTAGAGGGTCTATTCTTAGAACTACTGTTCTAGGGTCTTTTACTCTCTCCATTAGAAGGGTTAAGCCCCCACAAGATTTCTTCCAATCCGGAACCGAAGGTTCTAAAGTCGTTCCACCTAATCCAGTGATAGTCGCATGGAAGACTGTTGGAATGTCTAGTTCCCTAGCCTTTACCCAGATAGGCAGAGATCCAGAGATATTCTTGGTAATAAGAAGAAGACCACATCTGATAGCAAGCTTCTTGGAGTCTTCTAGAGCCTTAAGGATTCTGAGCATGTGGAAAGAAGGCTCGGTATACTCTGAGGCTACTAGTAGTTTATTCATATTACATCTCACCTCTTAAGAAGTCAGAAGGAAGTTCTAGAAGTAAACTCCATAGAAGGGATAGTCCAAGGAAGATTATAGTTAAACTGGATCCAACTATACTTATAGTTCCTATTAGTAGTCCCCAAAGTAAAATTAGGGGGGAGAAAACTATTCTAGAATATCCATCAGGGTACTTTCCATAGAAGACAGTAAAAAGGTCATTCCATAGAAGTTCGTTACTCCATTCAAGAAAGGTAGCTCCCAGAGCAAGCCCTACTCCAAAGTTCTTTCTAGAGTTATTTCTTCTAATTCGGAAGAGCTGTTTAAAGGAAGTGTAAGGAGTACCTGTCGTTCCAGATTCACTGCACCAACTAGCTCTTTGTCTCATTATTTCTCCTTTCCATCTAACCAGTCACCAAAGTTACTTACTTTCTTTCCAGTCTTTGGATCATACAGAGTATGACCTCTCTTAATTTTTAAGTCGTGTCTAGTCCAAAGAAAAAGATAGACCATTGTTGGTAATGCAATGAGTACTAGTGTACCAATTTCGTTAAGAGTCACTTTGTTGCCTCCGGATTTCCTCTTCTATTCTAGGAGATTCCCATCCTTCAGGTTTTAGTCTCTTTCCATCCTCACGCATCGGTCCATCTTTCTTAGCCATGTTGGTTCTATGAACTTCGTCCCAGATAGGTCTAATATCTATTCCATAGGTGACTGCTGTACCTAATAAAACTACTATACTATCTGCAATTCCATCTGCGATTCCTACTAAGTTCCCGTTCTCAAGAGCAGGTAAAGTCTCTTTTACTACTTCCTCTCTAATCAGTTTTATCCTAAGATCCCTATACTTCTGAGAAGGAATATAAGGCTTTGTAGAGAAGTTATCTCTCATAACTAGTCTATGGAAGTCTACTATGTCTTGATACCAATCTTTACTCATCTTTAGTCACCATACTTCCCTTTTAGTTCTGCTTTTTTTACTTCTCTTATTCTAGTTTTAAATCTGTCTAAGCCTATACTTCGTAGTTCTTCAAGATCGTATCCATACTGTTCTACTAAAAGACTTATTTGGGTGAGAGCATCAGCCAGTTCTATCTTTTGATCTCCTAAATAGAGAGTTCTGTCCTTACCAAATCTTTCTGTATAGACTTTTAACCGGTGAAGATTTCCTACTTCGTAGGTTAGAATAGACAGGGTAAAGTCTTTTGTCTGTTCTACGTTCTCTTCCTTCAAAATTTCTGTATACATTATTTCTCTCCTAAAGCAGATACTAAAAGTTTAAGTGTAGTATCTCGAATTCCAGGATTCTTACTCTCCCGATTTCCTGCTACATTTAGAGTCTTAATATGATTTAAGTCTAGCCATTCTTTTAGAGCTATAGAAGTAGGATTGATGATACAAGGTTTACTATACTCTCTACAAATAGTTAGAGTTAAAGTAGATCCAGGAGAAGTAGTTATCCCCATTATAAGAGTTCCGTCTGAGTCTAGTATATTCTGTATAGTTCTTTTTACATACTTTCTAGAGTCTGGTTGACCTTCTACCAATCCAAAGTTTTGTAACTTAGGTTCAGGTCCTCTTTCAGTTAGAAATCCTGGAGGGGCAGTTCCTCCAGTTTTCAAGCCTAACAGCTTACCTGCTATTAAGCCTGCTCTATCAGCACCAGTTTGTCCCCCAGAAATGATTTTCTCTAATAACACTTTTTCTTGCCGTCCTCCTATCTATAGTGAAGTACAGATTGTATCGGTATATCTAAAAGATCTCGTCCATGTAGATAGTCTAATTCCAGAAGAAATTGAGCTCTAACTATCTGGCCTCCTAAAGACTGTATGAGATTGATTGCTGCCTTAGCTGTGCCTCCAGTAGCTAGAACATCATCAACTAATAATACCTTTTGACCTTTTGATATAGCATCTCTGTGAACTTCAATACTTGCTAAACCATATTCCAAAGTATAGTCCATGCTTAGAGTAGGTCTAGGTAGTTTTCCAGATTTCCTAATCAAGACTAGACCTGCATTTAAGTCTAAAGCTATAGGAGTTCCCAGAATAAAGCCTCTAGAGTCCAAAACAGCTACTATGTCTATATCTTGATACCTATTGTACTTTAGCATCAAGTTTATAGCTTGCCTTAAACTGTCTGGGCTCTGGAGAAGAGGAGTAATATCTTTGAAAGTAACTCCTTCTTCAGGAAAGTCAGGAATATCTATAATATGGTTTCTTAGAATAGTTTCTATAGAAAGTGGAGGGGGTTGGACTGGAAACATTCCTACATGTCTATTCTTACTAAAGTAAGGACCTCTTCTAAGTGGATCAGAATTCCTAGGCACAATCTATTCCCCCCCTCTTATAATTAGTATCTGGTACCATATCTATAGTAGTTATTCTATATCCATGGACTTGGAGAACAACGAAGCCTTCTTTACTAGCAGCTTCTATCACCTCAGGGTCATCATCAATAACCAAGGTTGGGTGGATCTCTCTATACCATTCCATCTTAATCTGATAGCCAGGTCTGTGATCCTCATCTTTACGCATTCTTAGTATCCAAGCTGGATTAGGAAAAGGCATTTTAAGGGTTAACCAGGTTTCAGTTAGCCATCTATTACTTTCTGGCCTTCCTGTTACTAAGTAAATCTCGTCTTCTCCAAACCTTTGAATTAGTTCGTTCATAGAAGGAATAGTAGGAAACTGTAAAGTACATCCAAAGTAGCCTCCCCAGTCATGGGGTAAATACTTCTTTACATAGTATCTAACATCAGCAAGGACTCCATCAATATCGCAACAGACTCTCATGAATAAAACTCCTTTAAGTACTCAAAAACTTTTCCGTCTCCTGGTAGTAAGTTATCTGGTAGAGTATCAAATATTCCAGTATACATACAACCCTCTGGAACAGTTGGAAAATTAGTATGGCAACGATAGAATAGAACTAGATAGGGTTTTTTGTCCTTAAATACAAAAGTGTTGGCATAAATTGGAGTTTCATCTATGTCTACTTCTATATTAAGTTCTTCTACCATTTCCCTTTTTAGAGTTTCTTGTGGTGTTTCTTTACCCTCCATCATTCCACCAGGGAATTCCCATTTACCTATTAACTCAGGGTTTCTCTTAATACCTTTCTCATCATGGCTTTCGTTTTTCTTGTGGAGTAGAACTGAAACATTATCTTCATTTACTATACAAGCTGCTACTACTGGTATGGGATGTCTTCTCATTTTATCTCCTTATAACTGCTTTTGCTACTTCCCAACTATGTTCGTATAGATGAAGACCCTTACTGCAGGCAATTAGTTCTCCATCATCTACTCCTATTTCCAAAGCCATATACTCTTTTAGTATCTGGAGGCCTCCTAGATTAGCAGGTAAACCCCCCCAAAGTTCCCAAGAACGAAAGTAGACTATAAAATGAAGTTTTCCTTCACTTACCCTAGTATCAATTCCTCTTAGACAAGGAGGGTCTGTCTGGATTATGGAATTTGAGTCTCCTACTGCCATATAGGCCTGATTAGTATTAGATCCATCTTGCCTATACATCTTAATAACTTCTGGAATCTGAGGTTCAAGGAATTCTCCATAAGTATATTCCTCTTCTGGAGCCTTAATTCCTGTCATTAGATAGGGAAGATACCCTTCCAGATAGGCTTGAGTAGTAGGAGCTGGAATACCAATAGGAGTATCAGGAACTAAAGGTCTACTACCAGGATACTCTATTTTAAGAGTAACAAAGTCAAATTCCCGTCTTCTCTGTCCTGCATAGCTTCCTCTATCTATAGTATACTCTCTAATACCTATAGACTTACTAAATAGCTTTCTAATACACTGAAACCAAATCTCAGGTAAAGTCTTTGCTTCAATTACTGTTAGTTCCATTCTATCTCCCTATAATGTGAGTACTATACAAACAGTTAATGACAGTACTACTACGGTTGTATACAGAGACTTGCTAAACTTATTTATATCCATGTACTCTCCAAACGGTTTTACTACTATTCTATTATGTCTGACAAACCTAACATAATTACATCAAAAAGTTTGCTACTAATCTCTACTTCAAACTTCCCAAAGTTAATACTATCAACTATAGTAGTTTCTCCAGAAGTATCTAAGTCCATATCAGCTTCTAGAGTAAGTTTACTAGTAGACGGAGGAGCTACTAGTACTCCGTATACATAACCTCCTATTATAGTACAGAATAGAAGAATAAATGTAGCTACTATTACTGCCCATTTTTGGTTTGTAGTTAATTCCATAACTAAATCTCCTTTTACTTAGTCTTCTCGTTTTCTTACTACTCGTCTGTCATTATTTCTACTTCAGGTCATGCTTCTCTAGGAAGTTCTCAAAGTCATCATCATCCCGTAATATACCCCAGACCATATTAGTCCTTAGTTTATCCAGAAACAACTGCATACCAGCCTTGTATGCTATATCCCCTGTTATTTCTGCTTGCCTTGCCAGTACTCTCCTAGGACTACATACCTCGTCACACACCACTCCATCGAAGGTATCCTTAATCTCAGCCCTAATCCACCCTGCATGCACCCATTCATCCTCTGTCATTACTGTGTCTGTCCAGTCTCTCTTCCCTTCTCTTAAGATCCTTTGTCCACAGAAACAGCAGAAATTAGGATTCAGAAAAGGAATACTCTTATTGCACTTTGGACATATAGTTTCACCTTGGTTTGCCATTTTAGTCTTCTCTCCTTCTTCCACACGGAGTCTTACAGCCGTTTATGATATTACCTCTTTCTAACTTACTACAACTGTCAGTAAATTGGTGTAAAACTCTATGTCTACATCCTATCTGGTCACAAGTTTTAGACTCAGGGCATATCACTAGTCTAGGGAGGTCTACCACTCCAGATCTATTCATTCTTTCTGGGGAGCCCCTACAACAACATACTAAAGGACAGTTAAAGACCAAAGACAGAGTTTGCTGCATAGCTATCCATCCCTCTCTTTGATCTTTAGAAAATATTGAATACCTACCATATGAACTATTAAACCTATACCTCTTTCAATGGAGTTTCAACTAGTAAACTAAGATAGTCTTTTGGGAAAAGTATCTCATACCTTCTCCACTACTACAAATCTATCATCAAGATACTTCTCAAGAATAGGTTTGACATTCTTCCAGTCTAGTCCTCCATTACTGCATCCAGGTCGTACCATATAAATGGTTTCAAGCTGTCTACTACCTGGACCTATATCCTTTTGAGATCTATCTATACGGTGTCTAGCACTTTGAAGTTCTTCACAACCTCTTTCAATCAAAGTAGGTATAGATAAGTCCCTCCAATGGTTCTTGGTAGGAAGTGTAATCAAACCCAAACCCCACATTATATATACGTGGTTTCCTCCATGTTTTAATAGCTCTCCAAGTCTTTTTGGTAAGACAGGAAACCTTTGCTTAGCCTGTAGAGCAATACCTTTACCCATTACTGCCTCACCATTGGATTTTACTATACCATTGGTAGTAATAACTATCCAGTTTCCCTCTGCATGAAATTTCCAGATATCCCCAATTATTTCTTTCATTAGTTTTGGTTACCTCTACCAGAAGCTTCTGATCTGATTAGCTCCTTTACAAGACCTTCAGCTCTACTCACAAGTCCAGACTCTGCCGCCTTGATCTGTTCTTTCCTAGCTTCTATTCTAGACTTAAGACCTCTAATATGCATATCGCTTATCTTATAGTCAGTAGCAGTTTCAACATAGACTACTACTATATACTCTTGTTCACAGTGCTTGCAGGTCTGTACTCGGTTATTTAGACCTGTTCGTCCCCATCCAGAGATACAAGGTCTATTTATTCCGTTACAGTGAGGACATTTAACAGTAGGATTAAAATTATCCATCGGTCGGATCCAAATCCCAGGCCAAGTTTATAAAGTCTAGTAACTTCTTATACTCTGTACAATACTTGTCAGGATAATGTGTAAGTCTCTTGCATGGTAGATAAGCATAGATTTCTAGATTTCTCCATCCACAATCGTTATATAGGCAGTGGTCATACCTACCACCAGGCTCTCGAAATAATGGACGCTTACACTTAGGGCATTCTATTTGTTCTAACTGGGTAAAAGTCATTAATACTCTCCCTCTGCAAGATAAATGAATTCTTCTACATTCTTTTTAGTGAAGTCTGGAAAAGGATTATGTGTTGTAAACCAGTTTAGTGGAGGAGGTTCAGGTCTATACTCATCTAATAGCCTACACAAGAATCCTAGCCTTACTGGCAAATCAGAGGATATACCTACTATATTATCCATTTCTAGACTAAGCAAGTTGTCTATTTCTACTTCTGGACTTGAATGAATTCCAAAGATATGAATAGGAAGATCTATTTGTACTTCCTTAAGAAATTTTGTCCTGTCTACTGAGGATTCCATACTTCTGGGAAGTCCTAGACTATCTACCATCTTACTAAGAACCTTACTACAAAAGATACACTGTTTCATAGTAGCTCCCTGAACCATTCCTATAAATCCAACATCTAGTTGGTCTAGACTTCTCTTATACAAATTTAGAAATCCTGAGGTAAGAGAAAGAGTTCTCTCGGTATTCATATCTGAATTAGGAAGAACTACCAGATTAGGCTTTAGTAGAGTAAGAGCTGTAATCAAGTCAGTAGAATTTATAGGTTCTCTAGGCTCAGTAATAGAACAATCTACTATTAGAAAGTTTCCCAAAGCTTTTCTTCCCAAATAGAAATTTAAGTAGTCTTGACTTTCTATTAGAAGTTTTGGATTACAGACATGGTAATTAGTAAATCCAGAGTAGTAGTCTAGCAAAGAGATAGGTGCTATAATACCTGCCTTCATCTACTTTTTCGCCTCCTTCTCTTTTTATGGGGACTACTAGGAGTAGAGTAATCTCTTAATCCTCTATTCATATCTTTAAGGAATCTCCGAACAGGAGGGCCTGCTCTCTTTAATACTCTTTTGAATTCACCTGCCATTCCACTTTACCTCCATTGGATCTACTTTATTTCTTTCCCCTGTCTCTCCAACTGGTGTATTTAGAAGAATCTTCCTGTTTTAATTCTAGACTTTCCTCCTCAAGTGGCCATTGGGCTTTAGCCTTCTCTCCCTCTTCAATTAAGCAAGACCAGTTCTCAGTCTTTGTTTCAAATATAGACTTCTCTAACTTCTCTTTAGAAGAGAGATCCTGAAGTCTAGATGCTATAAGGACAACCGCAATTCCGAAAGGTATGGCAATTATCCAAATGGGAAGGAATCCTAAACAACACAAAAGACCTACAACAAAAACTATACCTATAAAGCTAGTAAGATACCTTCTAGTACCTAGATAGATACCTAAGCCCACCCCAAAGAGGCTTATTCCACCAAAAACTATCTTTAATATAGTAGTATCTATATCTAGAAAGTCTGCTAATGAAGTGAAAAGATTTTCCATCTATTTTCTCCTCTGAATACATTTCTCAGTTTCTGTTATGATTTGGTTTACTCTAGAAAAGTCTATCTTATATTTGAATCTGCTTCTCCAGTGGTTTTTCTTTCCAGTTTCTACAGTATGATTTAGCATATCCTCTTCAGTACATTGGTTTACAATACAGAAGTGTTTTACAAGGTAGTCTTTTCTTTCTTGAGTAGCCTTCCCTTCATGGAGAAGAAAGACAAACCTACCCCAGTGTTTTATGTCATGACAGTCTTTACATAGACAAGTTAAGTCCTTTAGATACTGAATGTGTTTCCGGTCATCATAAGTCCAGTGCTCATGACAATGTACTTCTATTCCATAAGCATTACAGATTTGGCAAGTCCAATTATAGCGTCTATAAATTAAGCGTCTTAGTTTATCCCATAGTATTTGAGGTAAAAGTTGAGCAAGACTCTTACCCCAACTATGCCGGGATACTAATTCAATCTCTAAGACAAAATTCATTTAGAAGACTTCCTAGCTTCTCTAGATCTCCACCATAGCATCATACAGAAATTTGCTATGTCAAGTAGCTCACTAAAATCCTCAAACTGTTTGTACTCTTGGACTTCATCTTCTAGCCTGGTTTGTAAAAAGTCTATATCGCAAGTCTTCCAGGAATCTCCTCTATCTTCATCATGGGCTTTTAGGACAGATTCCATTTCCTCTGCAAATGATACTAGTTCAGGTCTTAAATTTTCCATAGTTTAATCCTCCTATAAATCCAGGTAAAGCTAAGTACCAAAAGTACTACAGGAAGCCATATTAAAGATAATAAGGCAGATATTCCCATTTCAAAGTAGAGAAATCCCTCTATAAGACCCCTAATAATACTCATACTAAAGATCTCCACAACACTTTTTATACTTCTTTCCACTACCACAAGGGCAGGGAGAATTTCTACCTACTTTAGGAGTATTTCTAACTATAGTAGCACTTTTGGATTTCTGGATATCTAAAAGTACTGACTGGATATCCTCTCTAGTAATTCCTATAGTTGCAAAAGTTTTTCTGAATCCAGATTTTTGGACTCTTTTCATAGTATTATCTACTTCTAGATCTATGTCCGAGGTTTTCTTAACTACTGGAGTCCAGGCTTCTCTTAACTGCTCTAGAAAATCCTCTTTATTAATCTTCTTAGCAATAAGAGGGGCCATTGCCTTACTGATACCTTTGAAAAGATTTAATGCCATTCTATCTACTCCTTCTCTTCACTTACATCAATAACTTTTATACTAAATATGTGACTAAGTTCAGGAGGATTAACTAGAGAACAGTAAGCTTCTCCCTCTGCCTTAGATAGAGAGAAATGGACTACCTTTGCTGTATTTACATTTAGTTCAGGCTGAGTCCAGAAAATCTTACTGGTTGTTCTTAGTATACCTTTCTCGTATAACTCTACCAAGTAGGTCTTCCCCGCAATAACTTTAGAATTAGGAAGGATCTCTGTTTCTAAGACATACCTATTTCCTAGGTACCAGTATACTCCATAAAATCCATTAGTTTTACTAATAATTACAGTCTTAGTAGAGATCTTATCTACTACTTCTGTAGTCTTAGTAGAGATCTTACTTACTAGTCCATCTTTATAGTCTGCAAGAGGCTTAAATCCAGCAAAGGCCAGAATTAAAGAGGTACTAATTAGTAGGAATACCGTAAGTTTCATACTAGGTCTTCTCCAACTATTCCTAGCAACACCTTTCCAGATCCATATAAAGAAAATAAACTCAGTTAAAAGTATGCAACTTCCTACAATAGTAGAAGAAGGGAAGTTTCCAGAAAATACTTTAATACTAGTCCAAATTAGAAGACCTAGAACTGATAGTAGACTTAGATTTAGTATAAGTTTATATACTTTCCCAAGGGATTTAATCTTATAAGTAATAGGACTAAACCACTTTTCTATAGAATAGATAATAGAAAAACTCAGTAATAACCAAAGAGGTATACTACTTTTGATAAAAAAGCTAACTACTATTCCTATAACAAAGGAGATAAAAATGAATAGAGAAGCTAGAAACCACTTTGGAGTCTTAAGAGTTGAGCAGTTCGAGGGCCTTTCTGCATCTATCTTCATTTCAGTTTGTCTTCTAGTCTCAGACTTAGAACTATATTCCTTTATAGGAGTTAAATCTTCTGGTTTTTGTGGACTCTTTCTATTTAAACTATTTCTATACTCCAAGTCAACTTCTGCAATATGTTTAGTATAACCTCCCGAAGGAATGTCTGAGACTTTTCTACCAGGGCCTTTACTGGGTGTAGGAAAGTTGGCTTCACACTTATTACAGCGCCAAACTTCAAATCTCTGGTTATAGGAAATATTAGTACTTCCACATCTAGGGCAAGACCTTTTCTTCCTCTTTAGACATTCCACACAAGAACAGCTTGGGGGATGATCTGCTCTATTAGCTTCTCTATGGTTCATTTTAAATCCCCCTTTCGTTCTTCTACAAGTTTTCTAGTAGAGTCTAACTCTGTCTTCATCGGGTCTAACTTTGTTAGACTCTGCTACATAATAAACATCCGTTCACCGCAAGAGATTCTTTTACTACTATTCCGGCTAGATCCCGACCTCATCACCACGGAACATCCGCAGCTTACAATCTCTTGAGGCTCCCCTCGGAGCGCACCAGACCACTAGTAGTCTGGGAGCGTTCAATCCTGTCTTCTCTCTATATAGTCTGGTCTAGACTCCTCTTTTGTTTCCCCAGATTAGTTTATGAAGTTGTAGAGAGAAGTTAACTTTCGTATCCTTACAAAATTCTGCAACTTCCTGAAGCCAGTCCTGGTCCCATCCTACAGAATCTTCATCAAGGTTAGTTTTATGGAGTAGTCTAGCCACTGGACTGACCAACACTGTAGGATTTTTGTTAGACCTGTCCTGAATTATTCTTCTAGCAAAAGCTAAGTCTTCTTTACTTCCTACCACAAACTTTATCTGGTCTTCAGCTTTAATGTCTATCCAATCTTTAATTAAGGCTAGATCAGAAACCCCACTAGAAGGACATTTAAGATCTACTGACCAGGAATTTACTCTAGTCCACCATCTAGGCTTAGTTATTGTACCATTGGTCTCAATCTCAACCTTGAACCTTCGAGACTTTAAGTCTCTTACTAGAATAAATAAATCTTCTTCTTGTAGTAAGGGTTCTCCTCCTGTAATACAGACCCAGAAATTAGTAGGATCTCCTATAAGGTTAATGCACTTTTCTACTATGTCTTTAGACGCTATTTCCAACCCCGAATTTACTTCTTGGGCATAAGAAGTATCACACCAAACACAACACCGATCTGGATACAAATTGCAACCCTGAAGTCTAATAAAGACTGTAGGAGTTCCTGTTAGAAGGCCTTCTCCTTGAAGAGAATAGAAGATTTCATTTACCTTTAAAGCCATTGTTACACTCCTTTACTATGTTTCTAAAATAAGGATTGGGAATAACGGTCCCTTTGAATAAAAAGTAATACTGTCTAAGAAACTTAACTATCTGTTTCTCGCTATAGACATAAGTAACCTTTCCATAGTTAAGTCCCCATGTAGACTTGGTTCCAGTTATCCAACCTAAAAGTCTCCATTTTCTTACTGTCCTAGATTCTCTATTTAACTCCTTTCCCAAGAGCTTAGAAGTATAAATGTTATCACTAAGTCTAATACCATGCCTGCAGCAAAATAACTTTATAGCATTTTTGCTCTTGCCAAGTCTTTTAGTAAGATAGGAATACCCTCCTACTCCAGAGAAGTTGCTAACTAGATCTAATTCTTCCTCTGTCCAACTCATACTAGTCTTGGACAATAACTTCTAAAGACATCAAATTGTTTATTAGATAGTCCAAAGTGTCCCAAGAAGTTTCCATATCCTGTTTTAACTGGTCCATTCTTGGAATATCCTTATCAAATAAAGATAAGGCTTCTTCTATACTCTGTTGAAGCTTTAGTAAGTTTAAGCCTTCTCTAAATACAATGGCAGATCCACTAATAGCTCCTAAGAAATTATCTATAGTTTGTCCTATCCTATCCATTTCTAGAAGAATAGCTTGGTCTATCTGGTCAAAGGTTATCCATAACTGTATCTGTAAGTCTATGTAGTTTATTGCCTTGGCAAGAGACTTTTCATGTAGCCTGGATACTTCCAAGTTTGGATTCTCTATCTGTGATATCTGAACTAGATAGTCCATTTGCCTTAGTCTTAAAGCTTCTATTTCTGTGTCTACTTTAGACTTCATACCTTGTATGACAGAAACCCTTTTAAGCAATCTATGTTTGATATCAAGTCTCTGACTAGAAAGTTTCTCATAGGATTCTGTGACTATCGTTATCTCTTTAATTAGCCTTTTAAGAGATATCGTTTCTCCAGAAACCTTAGAAGCTTCAACTATCTGTCTTAGTTCAGTAGTTAAGTCTATATTTCTTTGGACATCTTCAAATACTTTGTTACTATCCAGTCTTATTTTCTCTACAGTATTCTGGACATCGGAAGCTAGAGCTGTAGGAGATAGTCCAGATCCACAGGATGAGATTAAGACAGTAGAAAGTATTAGCAGACTTAAACCTATTTTCTTAAGTATCATTTTCTCTCCACTTGTATTAGAAGAGCGTAAGTTCTAGGCACCTAGCTTTCTCTTTCCGTTATAGTACTAGGAATACTTATTATAGTATAGTTTTCTGCAATCTCTTTTAGTCCTAGTACAAGATGGTACTGTGGACTACCTTTGTGGTAAATAGCCCCTACTGTCAAGACAAGAAGACCCTCTGAAATAGTTTCTATACTATATCTAGGAGCCTCTGTAGCAACATTAGAAGTAGCACAGGATGTCAACATTATTACTAAAGCTACTACTACTGCTATAATAAGTACTGTAAAGGTTAGTCTAGCCCATCTAGGCCAGTTTGGAAGTTTTGAAGCTATTTTGTAGGCTCCTGGACTATTTCTTTCTATCCAGTCTACATACTTAGCTTTCTTTGCTTTAGATCTGACAGGTCTGACATACTGTTTACCTTCTAAGCCTTTAACTTCGGGAACAGGTCTAATCTGGTTGGAGTTTAACCAGAAAGAAATGATATTCCACTTCTTTAGACATTTGGTACATTGTCTATGAGAGACATTTATCAGTCCCCCACACTTTGTATGTATATAGTTCATTTTAACACCTCGACCATCCACATTCTGGACTAGTACAAACCATACAACCTTCTTGGTTGATTACTTCAGAAGAACAGTCAGGACAGAACATTCCAGAGTGATAAGTAGAGTTAGTTTCTAGGAAAGTCCGTTCTGCATATCTTGCTATATAGTCTAGGATAGATGTAGTAGTTGGAATATCTTTACTACTAGTAAAACCTGCAGGCTCGAAACGTCTACCTTTTAACTTATCTACCAATTCTCCTAAAGTAACTCCACTTTGAAGTGAGATTGAAACTAGAATAGCAATAGCATCTAACAGTCCATCAATAGTAGATCCTTGCTTTGAAGCAGTAATAAAAAGTTCACCTGGTTTACCATCTTTAGGTTGAAGTCCCCAATGTAGATATCCCTTCATATCCCCTATTCTAAATCTATGAACTCTAGCCTCGTAAGTATCCTCTGGAAAAGCTTTAGAGGGTCCAGACTCCTCTATAGATATGGCTTGTATAAGTCTACTTCCCTCTCTATAAACAGTAACTCCTTTACATCCTCTAGACCAAGCCTCTATATAGATATCTCTAACTACTTCTACTGGACTATCCTTAGGAAGATTTACAGTCTTAGACACAGCTAAGTCCACATATTCCTGAAAGGCTGCTTGGTGATCTATATGCCATTTCCATGGAATTTCCAAAGCAGTTTTGGGGATAAAACCTTTACATTTATCTAAGATTGAGATCTTTCTTTTCAGGAGAGTTCCATCTCCCATATGGATAGTATACTCTAAAGCAATGTGAGGTTCTATTCCAGAGGAACAGTCTGCCAGCACTGATATAGAGCCTGTAGGAGCAATACAGGTTACTGTAGCATTTCTCTCTATTCTATCCTGACTTTCTGGATAAGCCCCTTTTTCTCTTCCTAACTTAATAGACTCTTCTAATCCTGCACCTTGGATAGTTTCCATTACTCTGATAGCAAGGTCTACAGCTTCCATTGAGTTATAATGGATATTTAATAAAGCCAAGCAATCAGCCCACCCCATAACACCCAAGCCTATCTTTCTAGTAGCTAGAGCAGCCTTAGTTATTACTGGATCTGGAAAAGAATTGTGGTCTAGAATTTCGTCTAGAAAGTCTACTGCTAGTTTAGTAACTACTTTTAGTCTATCAAAGTCAAACCCTTTAATAGTAGGTCCAGTCCTATCTCCATTTATGGGTTTAGAGTTTGTTTCTATTACAAAGTTTGCCAGATTTATAGACCCTAAATTACAAGGCTCATTATCTAGCAGGGGTACCTCTCCACAAGGATTGGTGCCAGTCAATTTTCCTAAGTAAGGAGTAGGATTAGATCTTTCTGCAGTGTCTACAAAGTATATACCTGGATCTCCATTACTGTGAGCATTTTGGGCCATTTTATCTAGAAGTTTAGACTCTTCAGATTCTGGAAAGTCTCTAGCCTTAGCCATGAATTCGTCAGTACAGGATACTGAGATATTAAAAGTATCTAGTAGTTGTGGATGGTCTACCTTGCAGTTAATGAATTCTAGGATATCTGGATGGGAACAAGGAAGAACTGCCATTTGAGCTCCTTCTCTTTTCCCTCCTTGAGTAATTAGATTAGCTAGAGCTTGGTAGAAGTATAGTAAAGAGACTGGACCACAGGCTTTGCCATGAGTAGACTTAATGGGTTGGTCTTTGGCTCGAATATTACCCAAGTAATAACCTACTCCTCCTCCCCACTTCTGGACCAGTCCAGACTTTCTTTCCACTTCTAGGATTCCAGCCATACTATCCTCTACATCAAACTTAAAACAACCTGAGAGAGTTCCTGTCTTTTCTATTCCTGCATTAAATAAGGTAGTAGACATAGGTAGAAAGTCTAGCTTTGCCATTAGGTTATAGAAGTCTATATTTCCAAATGAGACTCTCTCTAACATTTCTTCTGGAGTCTCATGGTTTTCACCACATAAGAGACATTTAGGGAATTCAGATCCCTTTTTTAAGTATCTTTTACATAAAACTGTATTAGCATTACTGCTGAATCTAGTTAATTCTCTCGTAGTCAATTCTAGGGAACCTCCACAAAACTACTAATACGATCACTTTCTGTAACTCTAAGGGCATCTAGCACTCCCTTTAAAGTCTGGACTCTACAAAAACCTTTACTAGCTCTAGATACCGAAACGTAATATAGATTTTGTTCTTCTTTATTAAAGCCCCAAGACTCTTGTTGGGGAAGTCTGAGTTTAATTTTGGAATGAGGTATACCAGGAATAAAATCTTTTTCTCCTCTGGTCTCAGGAAACCATTTATACAGGATAACCCAGTCAAATTCCAAACCCTTACTACAGTGACAGGTCATTAACTGAAGTTTAGTACTACCGTAGTTTCTTATTGTTCTTTCTCCAGATTGTCTAGATCCCCTAGTAATGGTATAGCCTAGACCCTCCATATTAAAGAAGTCTTGTACTTCTCTAAGATCTTTATTAGTTCTAGTAAGAATAGTAGTTATTCCAGTTTCTTTAACTCCAGTACTTACTAAGTCTCGATGGTAGATACTATTTAGTAGTTTAACAACTGGAGTATTACTTCTATAATTATTTCTTAAGAAGAACTCAGTACATCCAAAGTCCCGAAATTTCTGGATAGCTTGGACTCCTAATGCTCCATTGAATCCATATATACTTTGATAAGGGTCCCCTACTGCAAAGACCTTCTCACCTATTATAGACTGGACAACTTTCAACTGGTCTAGAGTTAAGTCTTGAGCTTCATCTACTAGAACCCACTGGTATTTAGGTTTAAGGTCTAACTGCTGGAATTTCTCTAGCATTTGGTCATAGTCTCCAAACCAGCCTACCTCTCCATGACAAAATGAGTGAATAGTTTGTACTGGAATTCCTGGTATTCTTTCCTTCATTGTCCTAGCTGCACTTCTAGTAAAAGTTAAGCAGACTAGGTCTACGTTCTCTTTATACAAAGACTCAGCTTTAGCAACCAAAACCCTAGTTTTTCCACTTCCTGGACCAGCAATGCAGATACAACTATCTGGGTAGTCTACTACCTTTTTCTGGTCTGAGTCCAAACTCAAAGTATCCATACTAAGATATCTCTGCATAGCTGTCTGGAGTTTCCCATAGTCGTAGCCTTTTCATCCTCGGACTAGTATTCTGGTTAAATATAGGGTCTAGTTCTATTAAGATCCAGTCAAGCAGATTCTCACAAGTAGGATTGTGGATAAAGTCATTAAGACAGGTATGGTCTATCTTGCTTATTACCAAGTTTACCACTGTGTCCTTAAGAGAAGCAAAGTCGGTAACCATCCCAGTCCAAGAATCTACTGGACCTTCTAATTCTACTTCTAAAGTCCAGGAATGTCCGTGCAGATTTACACATTTACCTTCATAGTTTGGCAGCCAATGAGCAGCATCGAACCTGAAGATTTTACAGACAGAAATTAGCATTATTAGTATCCTCTCTTTATTATCCCTTCCTACTTTTCTTGTAATACTTTACAGTTACTGAGACTACAACTGCAAGAGCAACAATACCAAGTACTAAAGTTACTATCGGTGACATTTCCTTCCTCCTTTACTCATAATACTTAGATATGCCTAGTCCATAACGGTCCCTAAGAGTATTCTAATCTGACTAAAAAGATAAACTACTTACCAGTTTTTACTTTACTAGGGTCTAACTTACCTATCTTTGTTTGTTCTTTAAAGATATGTCTCTTGAAGGAATATCTAATTCAAGGGTCTCTCTCTACTTTAAGTTCAGTTCTATCCTACATAGAATTTAGCCAATCTCATAAACTCTCATTTGAGAAACTGGAACATTGTCTAGAACTTTATAAAGGTTTTCTACTCCATAAAGTTCTATGAACTTATCTGCATTAAAAGACTCTCTAGTAAACTCACTCCTAATTACTTTCAAGTCATCTATAATAACCAAGTTCAAATCTCCTAATTCCTCTTCAAAGGCCTCTCTAGCCTCCTTAACTAAGGTCTTACCAAAGTCTCTGAAACGTGTTCCCTTCTTCCATTTTTCTACTAATTCAGGCAAAGAAGCCGAACCTACTTTACTGAAGTCGATATTAAAAGTTTCCCAACAGTCAATACTTCTTCTACAATCAGAGCACATAGGAATCCTTACTGGTTTTGGAATCCATCCATCTAAAAGTTTCTTAGCCTGTTCAACTAAGGCCTTTGCAAACTGGGGTTCATAGTCGAACTGTAGGTCATAAGGCCTACAATGGTCTTTACCTTTTGCATAGACAAATCCCTTAGTAATTCCCATATCTCTTAGTTCATCTGAGTGAAGATAAAGTTGAGTTTGAACTCTTATTCCAGGTTCCATCTGGAATCCATGTTCCTTAAATCTATTAAAGCGTCGGGTATTCATCCCCTTACATTCTAACAGACACCACTCACCATAGGTTTTAATCAGTCCATCTAAATGCCCTATCATAGGACCGATATGGAGAGGAAGTTGGTTACCTTCAGAATCCTCTCTACAGTCTATCTGAAAGCCTGCTCTTCTTAAGTCAGCTTTCATCTCCTCTTCTTGATAGTGTCCATCATTCATTATTAGAAGAGTCTGATTAGTAGAAGGTTCTCTAATTCCTTTCCAGTTATTATAAGTATTAACTGGACAAATAGACATTCCAGAAGGTCTTATAGTTCTCTCTCCTGAAGGATTACGTAACTTACTTGCTCCTTCAAGTACTGCTTCTGCTAACATTTCGCCTCCTAGTAGATTCTACTTCTTTCATACTTTCTTACTAGGTCAAACATAGAGGAAGTTATCTCTCCAAAAGAGCTTGTAACTAAATACCTTACAGGAGTTAGAGAGGAACATCCATCTAAGAAGTCTTGAATCTCTTCTAAAGAAGTTTCATCAGTTACCTCAAACTTGATACTATCAGTAGCTCTAAGAGATCCAAGATTATAAACAGACTTAGAAGTCCATCTCACAATCCACCGATCTACAGTATAAGCCCATCTGGGGTCTCTATGTAGTCCATCAGTCTCTACTTCAACAAACCTTTGCAGTTGGGATAGACCTCTAACTAGAGTACCTATGCCCATACTAAGCGGATCAAAGTCTTTACCAACTAGACAAACCCATCCTCTCTTAGTAGACTTCTTGAGAATTTCCTCAAGCAGATCCTCCATTTGAATTTGGTTAGTACCCCCTAGTACTACAAAAGTAGTAGGAACTCCATAATTTAGACCCTCTTTTCTTAGTCCATTAGATATCTCAGATAATGGTATCACTTTAGTTCTCCTTTTTCCATTCTTTTACCAAGGCCTTCTCAGCTTTGGAAGTTACGATATAATAGAAGATACCTAATCCAAGAAAGAAGACCCCTGGAATAAATACTAAAAAGCTAGGCCAGGATTTAATACTACTTAAGAGTCCAACTCCAATAAGCCCTATAGGACTACTTAATAGTAGACCTGAAATCCACCACTTATATTTTCTGGAAAGTCTACTAGAAGCAATTGCCTTCACATCCTTCTCATCTAGTTCAATCATTTTTACCTCCTAGTCCATCTACCTAACTGGTAGGTAGACTCTCTTCCTGCATGGATATTAAAGAAGGAATACTGTTCCTCTGGGCTAAAAGTAAAGCCTAAGTCTTTATAGGTATCTACTCTTCTAGACTTAATCGAGCAGTAGCACCAGATCTCAGAATACCTTTCCATTAGATATCCATAAAAAGCTCTAGCAACCTTTCCATTAGATATCCATAAAAAGCTCTAGCAGTGTCCCTATGGCAACCCCCTTGCATAATCACGCACAATTCTGGATCCCTATCTGTCATTGTATGTGTAGGGTAAGGTAATCCAGTAACTGCCTCATGGATTAGCTCTTCTGGAAATTGCCTATAGCATCTTAGCATTTCCTCAAATCCAGGGTCTTTAGAGACTATGTAATGGTAGAACCCTACTATCTCCTTCTCTAGAGTATCTTCTATTGGAGATCCATAGAGAGAAGTAGGAATCTTGGACCCTACAGTTTCCTCAACAACTAGTATCCTATCTAGATACATAGCCATAACATCAGGGTCTTTTTGGTATAGCATTTGGTGTCCAAACTCCTTGCCCAAAGCCAGTATAGTAGGAAGATCTTATCTAGATACATAGCCATAACATCAGGGTCTTTTTGGTATAGCATTTGGTGTCCAAACTCCTTGCCCAAAGCCAGTATAGTAGGAAGATCTTCTAATGTTGCAGTTCTAATATTCATTTTCTGCTCTCCTTATATCCTTAGACTTTCTTCTATTTAAGAAATTAACTAGAGCTTTTGCACTCATAAAACCTCTTTCTGTAAATCTAAAGTCTGGATGTCCCCTCTTAGTTAACTTTTGAAGGTCTATCCTTTTAGTAAATCCAGAGCAATGAACTGACCAAACCATTCCTCTTTGCAACTCAAAGTCTAGAATAACCTGGAAAGGGTAGTCGGATCTACGGACAGTAAATCCATAGTACCTAGCATAGATTTCCACATCCTTCAAGATGGATATAGCTAATTTGTAATGTCGGGATAGTTCTACTATCACTATACTTATCTCCTTACCAGATACCAGGTAGGTCTTTCGCTCATTCCCTTTCAGTACTCCCCCTCTCAGGTTCCTACCTTCTAAGCCATCAGCTACTAATCCCTACCTGATACCATCAGGGTATATCTAAAAGGGGCTGCCGTAGGACCAACTCCTTTAGATATCAACTTTCTGTCTCTATCTTTGTGCCTAAAAACTCAGCAAATATCCTAATATTCTCCAGAAGAAGGTATTTCCTCTTCTCTTTGTCTCAAGTCAAA